CAAAATAGATAGATTTAGACTAAATTTTTTTATAGATTTTACCTCTCAAGTTTTAAAGCACTTTTCCTTAAAACATCTTAATTTTAAATTTATTGCTAATTTCAATGATGGCCCAGAAAACGAGTCTAAAGAAACAAGGCTTTGTTTTGCTAGGCCAAGAAACAGTCCACATATTTGCATCCCAGATTCTCATCTAACAAGAACTATTGCGATATGTAATTCTTTACAATCTATTGATATACCATTTAATCAAAAAATTAATAAGGTATCTTTTTTTGGATCAGATACTGGTAGAAAATACAAAGATGGTTCGGTTCAAAGAGTTAATCTTTGTCAAAAATATAAAAATAACGAAAATGTTGTCGCAAAAATAACTAATTTTGTTGAGCAGCCGTTTGATCCATCTATATACTCTGAGTCAGTTTCTATCAAAGATCAACTTAATTACAAATACATTTTAAATGTAAATGGGAACACCACTTCATGGGAAAGATTAATTTGGGCAATGAATTCTAATTCTTTTTGCCTGTTTCTCCGTCCACCGACCCATCAAGATGAGATCTCTTGGTATTATCACATGTTTGATTTAAGTCAATTTTTTATTTATCTAGATACAGATTCAATTGAAAACTTTTTAAATTGGAGTCTAGATTGGCAGTCTGAAATAGAATCGTTCAATGAACATCAAAAAAATATCTCAAAATCTCTTGCCAAAATTGATTTTCATGCTCATTATTATGCTCAGGTTCTATTAAACTACAATCAAATTTATAACGAACAACAATGAAATATTTTATTGAAATAGGCTCTAATAATTATAATACTTTAAATAGTCTAGCAAAAACAAAAGAATGGATTGGAGTTTTAGTCGAGCCATTGAAACATGTTTTCGATTCTATCGAAAAAGTGGATGGATGTTTTTATGAAAATGTCGCTATTACCGAAACAGGAGGAACCCATAAATTTTATTATTATGATTACTCTTGGTCAAATGGATGGGGAACAGTTGAAAAAGATCATCTTAAAAAATTAATAGACCCCCTCAATCCGTCAAGAAGTCTTGAAGAGCCAAACTGTATAGAAGTTCCTTCTATGACTTTTAATGATTTATATAAAAAGTATAAGTTTCCTAAATTAGATCTTCTGAAAATAGATGCCGAATCATATGATGCAAAAATAGTTAAATCTATTAATTTCAACGAAGTTTCTATTGACAGAATCATTTTTGAGCATCATCATTTGTCTACAACAGAATTATTAGAAACAATTTTTTATCTTTCTGGCCATAACATGGCTGCTTCATCTTTTGATGAAGGTAATATAATGTTCATTCGTTATGAGAAATAATACCGTACAACTTATTGGAATATATGGCGACGACCTTACTCACGCTTGTTCTGCTTGGACATCAACCAGCAGAGAGATTAATGAAGAAAAGAAAGGCCGAGTGGGCGATCTACTCAAAATGCTTGCGGAAAACGGACACCACACACCCTTTGAAAAATCCTCCTTGCATTTTCTAGTTAATACGGATATAGCCTCGCATATCCATATCATTAAGCATCGCATTGGCGTATCAGTTAATGGCGAATCTGCCCGTTACAAAGAGATCAAAGAAGACGAATTTTTAATTCCAGACGATTGGCCAGATTCTTGGAAAGAAATTCTTACCTCTTATACAGAAAGAGGTCTTGATCTATACCATAAATGCATTGAGGATTTAGTTCAGAATCATGGGTTTAATCGTAAAAGAGCTAAAGAATCGGCTAGGTTTTTTAGGCCATATAATACGCAAATCGCTGCTGATGTGATGTTTAACTGGCGTTCTTTCGCTCACTTTTTAAATCTTAGAAACAAGCCAGACGCACAAAAAGAAATACGAGATATTGCTGCGCAAATGCTTGATTTAGTTAAGGAAACAAAGAAGTTCCCTCTAACCATACAAGCCTTTGGGGTGTAAAATAGTATGTGCCTACAGAACTAATAAGCCTAATGGGTGGAGCCGCTACAGGCTTCATCTTTCGTTTGATTGCCGCCAAAGCAGAAGAAAGTAGGGCTAGGTTTGATCGTATGATGAAGGCTATAGATAAAGCTGATGAATCTGCGGATAAGGCTGCAAAAAGAGATGGTGATGTAGGCAAAATCGTTAGGCAGTTTATTGTAGTTTCCGTTATTTTTTCTATAGTCATATCTCCATTTGTTATGGCTATTTTAGGCATTCCAACTTACCTTGAAGTTGATTATAATAACGGCGGCAGTGTTTTGGGTCTTATCGGAGATGATGTAACCAGTAAGGCATTCGTTGAAATTTCTGGCAATTTAATTACCGCAGAGATAAGACAGTGCCTTATTGCCATTACTGGATTTTATTTCGGATCGGCATCGGCTTCAAACAAATCATAACAGGTCTTGACAAACCTTCTCCGACCTGCTTAACTAAGAGCATGAAGGAAAAGATTAGTCGCACCAATGTTATAAAGTCTCTCGTTGAGATTCCTGCGAAAGCTGATAGACGCTTTTGGCAAAAAGAGATGGTTCTTCTTAAGAAGCTTGAGAAAATTTACGGCATAGACTTTTTGTCGCAAATGCAAGAAGATAAGAAGGTTCCAACATTAGCTTTCTTCTTTGCCGATTGGAAGAAGAAGTTACTTGACGTTGACTACAAGGAGTACTATTATACTCGCCTTCACCAACAAGATCTTTCGTCACAAGAAAAGATCGGTAAAGATGCAGAGGTCAAAACTAAAAAAACACTTAAACAATTTTTATCATGAGCAAAAAAGCAAAGGAACAAGAACAAGTTCAAGAAGCTTCGTCTTCAAAGACGTTTTTAAAATCCTTTTTAAAGGATAAGGCAGAGCATCATTACAACTTTGAAGAGTCTATTAATTACAGGGTATCAACTGGATCGCTAAACCTTGATATGCAAACTGGTGGAGGATTAAGTCCCGGTTTACATCGATTTGTAGGCTTTACAGAAGGCGGCAAGACTTCAGCCTCGCTTGAGGTTATGAAGAATTTCTTGGCTACAATTCCTAATTCAAAAGGTTTCTATGTCAAAGCTGAAGGTCGTCTTTCTGACGAAATGCAAAAGCGCTCTGGAATTAAATTCGTCTTTGATCCAGAGGAATGGGATGTCGGAACATGTTTTGTTTTTGAGTGCAATATCTATGAGACAGTTGTAGAAGGCATGAAAAACTTGGTCATGAGCAATGAAGAAAAGATCAAGTACATGTTTGTAGTTGATTCTGTTGACGGTCTTGTTGCCCAGAACGATGCCGGTAAATCATTCAATGAAGCCCAAAAGGTTGCTGGAGGCGCAGTTATCGCTGGCGCATTTATGAAGATGACTTCAACTCCTCTTAGCAAGAGAGGCCACATGGCAATCTTCATCTCTCAAGTTCGAAGCGATATTAAGATTGATCCGTATAGCGCCGCTCCAATTCGTCAAACATCAGCAACTGGTGGCAACGCATTACTTCACTTCTCCAACTTCATTTTAGAATTTGAGCCTCGCTTTGAAGGAGATATCATCTTAAAAGATCCATCTATCAAGAAAAGTGATCCTATTAAAAATCCAATCATCGGACACTGGTGTAAGATTTGCATTAAGAAAAGTCCAAACGAAAAGAGTAAGGTAAGGATTACTTATCCTATTAAGTATGGCCGAATCAACGGAACCTCAGTTTGGCTAGAAAAGGAAATCGTTGATATGCTTATGATGTGGGAGATGGTAACCCGTTCTGGGGCTTGGTATTATTTGTCTGATGATTTCGCCTCCATGCTTAAAGAAAATAACTTTGAAGCCCCAGATAAGTTTCAAGGCGAAAATGCAATTTTTGAGTTTGTGGAATCTAATCCAAATCTTGTAAAGTTCCTGCACAAGTATTTTGTTGATATGATCTCTGCAAAACCAAATGAAGTTTAAAACATTAAACGGCAAAGAGCGTTTGCTCAAGAATGCTAAAAAATATATTATTAATTGGCAATCTGAATCTAAAAGCAAACTGCAATGGAGAGTCAAGCAACACTTGCTTCCGCTTTGGAAGCACGATGTTGTTTTTGAAGAGTTAAGAATTGTCGGTAGTAGGCTTTCCTTGGACTTTTACAATGCTAATAAAAAAATTGCTGTAGAGGTTCAAGGCAAACAGCATCAAACTTATAATCCATATTTTCATGGGTCAAATAGACAAAACTGGCTGTCTCAATTAAAAAGAGACGATTTAAAGCTTCAGTTTTGCTTGACAAACGGCATTAAACTGGTAGAGGTATATGAATCCGACACGTTGTCGGATGAATTCTTTAACCAGCTTTTTTTATGAGTAAAAAACAAAAAGAAGAAAAAGAAGAGCCAAAAGACTTTTTATTTCCAACTGAACTTGTCGAACAGGTTTATGAAATTTCTGGCGGCGCAGATTCTTACAAAGGTGTGATCCTTTGCGTCTGCTCTCCGAAAGGAACTCCTCAAATTTACACAAGGTTTGATTCTATTATAACTTCCCTTGGAATGAAGGCGGCTCTTGATCAATGGCTGTCTGATGAACAAGACAAGGTAATGGCCACAGATAACGAATAATGCTTTATTCACTAGAAGTAGAGAAGCAGTTCCTAGCGGGACTGATTCAGTATCCAGAGACTTACTCTGAAATTTGTGATTTCGTTTCGGAGTCAGATTTCTATTCCGATGACACAATCGTCCACAAAACGATTTATCATATCATTCGCAAATGTTTAGAAGGTAACGAGAAGGT